TTAAAACCCTACGTTTATTTTCCGTGCTCCCATAACTATGAGTACGGGAGCCGGAAATGTAACTACTTGCGCTTTGAGTTTGAGCTCCTTGAATGGTACAGCTCCTCATCACCAATTCCCATCTTCACCAACCGATTCCCATCTAACCAAACATTCCAGAACATCAAAAACTAGCAAATCAAGCAGAACTATTGACAAACGCGAAGCTAGCGCCAACCGGAGGAAACAACCTCATTTGTCACCACGCGACCATAAAAATAGTAAAATTACAAATGGTCCACCTCCATCTGAACCATCCACACCACGTACTGATCCCGATTCATATGTCATCGACATCAAACCGGACAAATACGACCTCACTACATCTACATCATCGAGTTACAAACTGTTTTTGACCCGCACTCAGCCCGTCAACAGTCGTGTACGTCCAACCACATCCACGTGTTTGAATTGCACGCTTTGTTTCTTTTTAACCGTCATAGCGATTTACATATCCGGTGTGTTTGACTTTCTACTCACCCTGATTGTCATTATTCCAATGGTTATTTTATCTATTGTTGTTTACTATCATTTTCATCACAGCGATGAACAGTCTGGCCATGCCATGACTAGAGACACGCCTGATGTTTATGATCAGTTTCAACTTTTGGATCATGATGCTGAAGGTTATGGAACAAGCGTTTTCGCACCTAATTACACCGGGCATTTATACACCCGTTCTGTTATATTAAACAATCGCTTAGTGGACTTCATTTCAGACCAACAATTTTCCACCAGTCATATTTCCGCCATCCCAAACATGTTATCAGCAGCTTTATCCTGTTGCAAAGAAAGCAATATACAGGAATTTTGGGAAGGCCTCACTGAATCCAACCGAGCCGCATATATTCAGGTTGGTTATCAACTTTTTTCAGAGCGCAAGAAGATTTATTCACATCTTCCTGTCTTTCCTGAAGAGAGGATCATTACGCAAGTTTGAGGTGTCGGCACCCACGTTTTTGGTGTGCAGAACGTGGGTATCCTCAAACTGTTGTGCGTTTCACCCGACAAACAGCTTTTGGAGAAAGCCTTTGCATCCGTCATGACATGCCGTATTAGCGCGATAATTTTGAATCCTTTGCATCCCGCTTATCAATTTTTGAAGCACAACATTGTGCATAAAACATACACTAACCCATTTGTGCTACCTGAGTTAACACATAGGAACCAGTTTTACCGCTGCATGACCGGAGCCGTCATTTCCGGCACACATATCACATATAATAATTCTAATGACTCCATTACCACCGCATTACCCAGGTTGTTTTGCTTCGACCGCGACACACATTCTGAAGACACCTGGCGTCAATTACAATCCCGGTTTGTTAACACACGCCGATGGAAACGGATCTCATCTCGTTTCAATGCCGAATTACGGCAGTATCTCACCACACTTGGTGAGAATTTTCTGTACACTCAAAGTGAATTCGCTGACCTACCTCACCCTAAACGCGCTCTGCGCAGACAGGGCAAGCTGAAGTTGGACGAGAGTTGTGCATGGCGTACACATAGTCTTTCCAAGGTTAAAACTAAATTGAAGACAGGTGAATACGCAAAACCTGGCAAGAAGGCCAGGAACATCGTCGATCTCGG